CGCCTCATCGACCCGGTTATGCCACCAGTTCTCCCACTTGGCCTCTGGTGGATCTTCTGCCGCGCCACCCGCCCAGCCGCGATCTATGAGGGCATCAGTTGGCCGCTCGAACTGCGCAGGGACGCTGGCCCACTTCTTAGTGAAACTATCGCTTCTCGCCATCTCTAGTGCTCCTTAAGCGGGCGTGACGTAACTACCCACGCCGTATGGCTGGGCTGAGAAAGTGCCTTTGTAGGCGAAGGGGTATTCGTTCTTTGCGATCTTGCGAATCCGCACGCCTTGAGGGCGCGGGATGATGTCGAACTCCTGAACGAGAACGAGCAGGTTTGCCACCACGCCCTCTTCCAGCCAGACGGTGGCCATGCTCATGTCCTGGGCATCGATGACGGTGCTATCCACGCCGAAGATGAAGTCGACAGCAGCCTTCACATCATCCAATGTCGCCGCGCCGTTGTTGCGCATGATCTTTGCCTTGATCAGCACGCGGTATAGGTAGTCCGGCAGCAGGATTGTCGGCAACTCCGTGCCAGGCTCGCGATATGGTGCCGTGTCGTAGGGCTGAGCGCCGATCGTTCCGTTGTAGGCGAACACCTGCAATGCGTCGGAACGGATGCGCGGTCGGTCGATGCCGGCAATACGCCCGATGATTTCCAGCTGATGGCCCGATGCGCTGTCGATGTCGAGCAGGTCAACGATTTGGCCGAGCGATGCTTCGATTTCGGCCTGCGCCATCTTCGGCAGGATTTGCAGCCACTCGCGCATTTTCGGCGCGTTGCGGTACTGCCAATAGACGCGCGAAAGTGCTTTCTTGGCGTGATCCATCAGACATACTCCACCGTGATGTTCGCCGCATCGAGCGCGCCAAGCTGGTTGAATGCCAGGGCGAGAACTTGGCTATCGATCGTACCCGGATCAAAGCCGAGCATGATCGACTGGACGTAGCCGTTACCCGCGACGATGAAGTTCACCGGCGTATAGAGGCGGCCAGCCGCTACGTTTTCGCCGATGCGGAATCCCTCGCGATTGAAGCCCGACTGACTCTGAAAGCCCAGCAGCGAGTAGGCCACCATTTCGTCCTTGATCCGCACTTTGTCCTGTTCAGATAGCGTGCTGCTTGCGATCTGGACGAGCACGTAGACCGTGATCAGTTCAGGCCTGAAGAAGGTGATGTTGACCGGCTGCCCTTTCGGTGTGGTCGTGTCGGCGGTGATCTTGTTGGGGAAGGCGCTGTCGCGATTGAGTCCGCAGCCGGGGTTTTTGCGTGAGGCGATGGCCTTCAGCACATCCTCATCGCTGCCGCCGTCGACGAAGATAGCCATCGAGTGTCCCGCTACCCCGTCAGCATCCGTTGCGTCTTCTGAGTTCTCGAAGACCTTCACCTGCTTCACGCCATCTACGTTGCCAACCGCGGCGTAAATGTTGTCGATCTGGTTCGAGCCTGGCAACGCAACCGAGGCATTGCGCCGCGACCGAAAGGCATCATCAGCCTCTTCGTCCAGCCCTAGCGATGCGGCAGCAATGTTCGTGACCGACTGCAGGCCACCAACAGGGGTCGCGATTATCGAAAGATCGCCAGGCGATGCAGTAGCAGCCCCGGCTTCGGTACAGGTCACGCCGACGGAGCCCACGCCTCCCGAGAGCGTGACCACACCATCTGTTGCCCACAGCGTGTCTGTGGCTTTATTGCGAATCTGCGTACCGACCGGAATGACTGTGCCATCCACGCCAGTAAACGAGACGGTGGCCGTGGAAAAGGTCGCATCCTGCCGAGACAGCCCGGCAAACATCGCGATTCGGTCAAGTTGCTGGCCTATGGCGCTTTGCGGATCGCAGGATTGATAAGCAAATGTGACTTGCTCATCGAGGTTCGCCAGCGCCTCGCACCATGCGGCGATCTGAAGGCCGTCCGGCGACTCCGGATTGATGTTCCAGGCGTCGTCGATATCCAGATAACGCGCCCGCATGGCCGCCAGGTATTCGCTGAGCGACGTACCCGTAACGCCTGACGCTGTGATTTCGGCCATTAGTTTCTCCCAGGCAATAAAAAGCCCGCACGCGGCGGGCTGGGTGTTCCATTGTTCGGCTAGAGCATCGAGAGCGGATCGCCCGAAAGCTCAATCAGTAGCTGCTCGTTGTTCACGTCGATGACGCTGGCCTGAACGGTGATGCGGCGCTCCCTCTGCTCCATGGTGAGAGAAAACGAGCTGATGCCGATGATGCCCGGCGTGGTGATGATGCGGCGCTTGAGCGTGGCCTCTGCGAAGTCCTGATCGGTCTTGCCGAGAATCCCGCTGAACCAGGGCGTCCCGTCGGTTGCATCAAGGAAATATTCGCCCAGGAAAAGACGAAGGCGCCGAATGACGCCTTGCCGGGTTGCCTCTTTGCCTTTGGCGAAGTGCTCGCCGCTGGTCACGATGTCGCCGTTTACGAAGTTTCTGATCACGTCGGCGCTCCTGTATTGCTCGGCCCGGTCTGCACGCCGCTGTGCTCGTGAGTGCTGCCAACGTTCTTTCCGTTGTTTGTCAGTGCGCCGGTTGTTGCGGTATCGGCCTGAACCGTAAGCGTACTGGCGGTTTGCGTGATGCTGTCCGCATCCATCTCGATCACGGCAGCCTTCAAGCTGATCTTGCCGGGCGAGAGATGGATCCGGGTCGCGCCGTCGTAACTGCTCATGCCGACGCCTTCATTGACGAAGCCAGGGATGATGCGAGGCGTTGAGCGAATGCCGGGCACAAAGTAGGCATCCTCGGGCGAGAACATCCGCAGTTCATGCGGAGCCACTGGCCCGCCCTGATCGTTCCATGTGTCGACCGCGCGTTGGCTGAAGTGAATCAGCCCCTCCGTGCCCGGCTTGATCTGGTGCCAGAAGTACCATTCGTTGTCGCCGGAGAACTGGACGCGCACGCTGTCGATAACCGGAATCGTGCGGAACACACCATTGATGCGCTTCTGAATCCCGCACTCCACCTGCGCCATCTGCGTGTCGGGGTCGAAGGAAACCACCTTGCCAGGCAGGCACACCATCAGGTTGCGCAGCGATGTGTTAACGGCGTCCTTTATGAGAGGCGTTAACGGGTTCACTCTTGGCTCGGTCATGTCTTGCGCACCCCGCTAACTGACGTGTCCCAGGTGTCGCCGTAGAAGTCGCCTTCGTGCTTCACGCCAAGGACGCTGTAGAGCCCGTTGCCGCCCGTGGGGTCGCGATCCATCTGGTACTCATAGACGCCAGAGAACGCGAACTGGCGCGTCTCGGCCTGGATGTCCACCGTGTCGCCCGGAATAAACGAGGCGTCAGCTTGGTTTTCACATCGACGCCTTGAATCAGGATCTGCGGAGAGCCGACCATGCCCGTTGCGGCTGAGATAACATGCGGCTCGCCCTGCCTCGTCTCTGCGGCAATCCCGTCCTTGGTCCGAATGATGACCAGCCGGTTTGCCCCCATGAACCAGGTGAAGCCGTGAAGCTCGGCCATCTCGTTCATGCAGTCGATCGAAGAGCGGCACATGCTCCGGCCTTTCAGCGCCCGCGGCAGGTCGGAGAAGTCGCCAATGAACTCCACCGGCAGCAGCAACGATTCCGCAATCTCGCGGATGATGTCGATCTGCGGCGTGTTGGCGCCCCATGACTTGCTGATGAACGCACCCGCCTGCGCCTGCCCCGACGGGCGCGCATAGAACTTGATGTACTTGTCGACGCCTTCGCGGCCGATCTCGATATTGATGATGTCGCCGGCGAACAGTAGGCCGACGCGCTCGCCGTATCCTGCTGAGAGTGCAATGCTGTCGAACTTGGCGTAGATCGCCTTTCTCGTATCGCGTGACGCGCCGTACAAGGTGATTTCCGCAACCCCGCCCGCGTTGCCCGGCCAGATATCGATGCTGAAACGGACCTGCATCGGCGGCTCATACACCAGCTCATCCGCGCCACTCTTGATGGTCAGCCGGTAGTTTCGTCCGAAAAGTTTACTCATCTGGATACCACCGCAGCTTGTTGGTTATGCCCAGGTTGGCGATGGTCGGCGCCTCCCCTTCAAGCACGACCCGGCCAAGCGCGAGGTTCAATCCGGCGAGCAGGTTGATGTTCGGGTGAAGGCCCCGGCCAAGGGCGATAGCAGTGCCATCGTCTCGGCGCATGTCGACGGTGTAATAGCTGTGACGAGTAGACCAACGCAGCCGGAACTGAACGTAGGTGCCGGCAAGCGTGACGCCAAAGCGCAGAAAGGCATCGCCCGCGCGGAGTGGGATCGTTCTCATTGCAAGCCCACCTCGCCAATATTGTTTTCCGGCTGCGCCTGAGTCGTTGCCGTGTCGTTTGCCGGCAGGTTCTGTTTCACGATCGCGGCGTTCGCGGCGTTATCCACCACGACGAGCCGGCGCATCTCCACCACCAGTTCGAGCCCGCCCTCGTTCTGCTTGGTGACCTGAACGCGGGTGTTCGTGATCATTACGTTGTCATAGGCGCCTTTCGAGCCGACGACTGTGATGAGCTGATGACTGCTCTGCAAAGTGCGGATGGCCTTGATCATCTTCCCTGAGCGCTGCTCACCGCTTCCGGCCAGCTCGGTCAGGATTGAGCCGGCAACGCCCACCACAGCAGCCGCTGTGCCTCCAAGAGTGCCAATGACAGCACCCACTGCCGTTCCGACGACAGGCCCGGCAATCCCCTCGAAGGTGCCGGTCGCCTCAGCCAGCGCCGCTTTCACCGGATTGTCAGACAGCGCAACCGTCATGGTCAGCCGCAGCGGGCGTTCTACGGCGTGGTCGTTGCCGATCGCGCCCGTCTCTATCGGGTATTCCGTGACATCCGTTACGAGCTCGCTCGATTCCTCAAGCAGTGCGTCGAAGAACAGCCCGCCAATGTCCGGGCGCGACTTGCTGAATATGCCGACTAGAGACATGGTTGATTCCTATTCGACGTTGTTCGGGAAGTCGTCTCGGCTGATCTGGGCTGCGTTCTGAATACGCTCGTCGACGACGCGACGAACCGCGGCCTCGGTTGCCGCCGGCTCGGTCGAGCCCCTGGCGTCGATGCTGTAGTAGTTGGTTGTTCCGCTCGCCCCCGCCCGACCCATAATCGACGGGACATAGGCTTGGGTTTCGCCCGGCATCGCGGAGAGCCAGTTGGCGCCGTGACTTGCGACGGCATTCTTCACCGCACCAGGGCCTGCGTTGTAAGCCGCAAGCGCCTTCTGAGTATCTCCGTCGAATTCCTTCATCATCGCGGCCAGGTATTCCCGACCGAAGCGCAGGTATTCCTCTTTCGAGTCGTTCGCCAGTGGCGAGACGCCGTAGCCAGGATTGCGGCCCGTAGCTGGCATGACCTGCGTTATTCCGCGCGCGCCCTTGCCCGAGCGGAGCAAGCTGCCGTCACCGTAGTGGCGACCGCCAGACTCCTGCTGGATCAGGGCATCGAAAATGGCGTCATTTGAAAAGCCGCCTGCCGATGCTGACGGCGAGGAAGGCAGCCCGAGCAGCTTGCGCAGCAGCCCGAATTCCATCCCCATTCCGGGCGAGTTGGCAGATTTCAGGCCGCTCCACAGCTTGTCGAGAAACCCGTCTTCGTCTTCAGCTGACGAGTCTTTCGCCCACTCCAAAAGCAAGGCGCCGCCAGGATTCCCGGCGATGTCCAGCCCCTTCTGGATCTGTGCTCGATTCTGTGCCGTCCACTCCGCCGCGCTTGTTACCCAGTCCGCCATCCCCGGTAGCAGCTCGTTGGCGATCATGTCCTTGAGGCTTCGGACCACCCGCCCGGCGTCTGTCATCGCATCGTTGAATGCTGCGGCGTTCTTGGTGATCTCTTCGGTTACAAGGCCAAGCTCTTCGGCGCGCTTGAACTCCGCCTGCATCCCGCTGTAGTCGGCAAGCATGTTGCGCGTGAATGGGTTGTTGATCCCCATCGACTCAGCAATGCGGTTCCGCTCGTCGCGGTCGCTTATGTTGCTTAGCCCGCGGGAGATGAAATCAATCGTCTCCTCGACGCTCATGTTCTCTTGTTGGATGCGTTGGGGGTTGAACCCCATTGAGGTAAACGACCTTTCGGCCAGCTCGCC